TCACATAATGCTTCAATCATTTTATAATGATTATAAGCTTTCTTTAATGCTTCGAATTGTTCTAATTTATTAGGATCTGGAACCAATATAGCTAGACGTTGTTCAATCTTGTTAAAAATTTCTTTGAGACTACGACCTTGCATTTTAATATCGCCATCGATTTCAGCATCGCCGGTTACCTTAAAATTTCCGTTACTAGGTGAAGTCGAAGAGAACGTATATGGAATTGATGTCCATGTAGTTCCGCCATTAGTTGATGTCCATGTTCCTCCATTATTTATTGTTACATTTGGTGAAGAACCGACAGGACCTCCGGCATTTATATTATAATTAAATTGATATTGTAAAGGATCATAAACAGCCATATTAGTGAAATATGGCTGTCCGTTGATTATATCATCAATTTTCTTTTTTATTTCTGAATCCATATATTACACAGCTAGTTTTTTAGTAAGGTCGTCGAACCCGCCAACGAGTTCATTATCAAAGAAAATTTGTGGTACTGTTCGTGCATTTGGAACAGCTTCTAGCAATTGTTCCTTAGTCCATCCGTTGTTAATATTGCGTTCTTCGAATGTAATATTCTTAGCTTTAAGCAATGCTTTAGCTTTCTCACAGTACGTACATCCGTTCTTACTCCAAATTACTACGTTCATTTTTTCTCCTTATTCTGTTGCGTAAGTTTGTTTAAAAATATCTGCTTTGACTACTCCATAATCTCCAGGGCCGTGACGAACAATATAGTCATTGCCCTTAGTATAATGAAGCGTCTCACCCCAGCTAGTTTTTACATCCCCATCATGGTCTGCTAATTTAGCTACCTTCATGATTTTCTTTGGTGAACAATCGCCATTTCCTAAGTCATCTTTTAATTCTGCAAATTTTTCCGGTGGCATACTATACTTTTCGCCTTTAGGTCCGGTAAGAATGTAAAATCCCTTTTTAACTTGCTGTGGCCCTTCTAGGGTTTGAATAGTTGTATCTTGAGATGCAATTTCATATTTTTCTCGAGCTGGTTTCTTATAAGTTTGAAATCCGTCTTTAAACCATGCATCGTTAATAGTATCTTCAAGTAGATTAATAAGATTTCTCATGTTTATTATCCTTATAGGTCTGGCAATTCATCATGTGTAACCGCATCTGACATTACACCAATAACATAATTCGTTGATTCGGTTTCTTGTAGTGCTGACTGTTTTTTATTAATATTAATATGTTTATTAAACCATGGAATTGGACTAGTTCTAGGATGATCTTCCTGATACTTAATACCGATATCCTTAAGTTTAGTATACGCAGTATAATCAACAAAGTCTTTAAGAATATTAGCATTAAGACCGATTACCACTCCTTTTCGGAACAAATAATCTGCCCATGACTTTTCTTCTTGTATAACTTCCATATATAGTGCATATACTTCTGCATGACATTCCTGTTCAATTTGAACAAAGTCAGGATCGTCTTTGGTTACATTATTAATTAACCATGCAGTCCATTCGGTATGTAAAATCTCGTCTTGTAAAATAAGACTAATAATATTTCCATTTCCGATGAAGATCTTATTTTCGACCATTGCAAGGCTAGTAGCAAAGCTAACCATAAAGCGTAATGCCTCTAATGCATAACTTGCATGTAGAGCTAGCCAAATCGCTTTCTTATGATCATAAACTGGAATATCTTCGCCTAGTTCTCGGCGCATGTTAAGAACATGTAGTTCTTCGTAATAACGTCCGATTCCAGCAGCCATACCAGCAATTTCTGTAGTGTCATGAATTTTATTAAATTCATCCTTAGGTACTCCATAGATATTACGGATAATGTGACTGTAGCTCTTACTATGGATAGACGTTTCAAAAAAGCTCCATGTAAGTGTCAGTGCTTCTAATTCCGGAATAGACGTGACTGGTCCGAATACCTGGAAAGGGGCACGCCCTTGAATACTGTCAAGAGCTGTTTGACGGAGTAGATTACTTGTGAAAATATGTTTAACTGCATCACTGGCCTCCTTGTGATCCATTTTATCTTTGGTGAGACTGATTTCTTCTGGAACCCAAAAGAATCCGCGAGCTAAGGATTCGTAATTTTGTAATTTTGGATACTTAACTTCTTCGAATCTTTGTACGGTGACCGGGCCAGCTGGATCCAAAAACATCGTACGTTTTAGATAATTAGTTTTTTGAGAAAAATCGTATTGTGCTTTACTCATGTGATTTCCTATGATTTTCAATATTAGCTTTAGTTATTAGTCTACCGCATACTATACAGGCAAACCTAGGGCGTGTCAATGCTGCTTTCGATATATTTTTACAATGAGATTCTGATTTGGGTTTACTCATTTTAATTTTAGTTTCTTTGGATCTTTTCAAACCAGTTGTTTTTTCTATAATTAATTTCTTAACATGATCTGGAGTAGGAATTCCTTTATTCCAGCTTGGGGTTCCTCTAGGAATATGTTTTCCGGTATTCCAAGGGAGCCTTCCCTTCATTTTTAATTTAGTTTCATTCGAATGACTTTTCCCTGCCATACTAAAAATTTTTTGATTCTTTTCTTTACTTATATAATATTTGTTAAGGCATAAAGGGTCATCTATATTATTTTTTATATATTCTTGTTCAACCCAATATACTTTTTCGACATCTGTATTTTTGTAAACAATTTTGACCTCAAAATTATCTTCCTGTTCTCTCAGGTTTTTTATTTTAACAGAAGATGTAAAGTACGCTTTCCATAAATCATCTTCTGGAAACCTTTTTTCATTAATATTGGCGGAACGAAAGCCGTAGTAAAATTTGCCAGTCGGCAAATGTTTGATATAGTAAACATAAGCAGGGATATTATGTAAATACATTTGCTGTAACTCCTTACAGTTATAGAGCCGGTGGATATTTGCAGTATCGCGACCGGCACTGGTATTTACCATTAAACTAAAGTTTGCATGAATCACAATCCGATTCATCTTCTTGTATTATAATAGATTTTGAAGTTGAAAGTCGATCATTTTGGCTATTTAACACATTTTTGCTGCCAATTTTATCTATTAACGAATAATAGATAGTTTTGACCCCCCATTTGTATGCCAACATAAGGTTTTTAGCAACTAATGTAGCAGGAATTTTTCCATCTTTAAAATGTTTCGGCGAATAAAACGTATTAGTACTAATACTTTGATCAATGTATACAGCTAATACTGCTGCTGTTTTAAGATATTCTACACAGTCTTTTTGATCCCACATTAATTGATAACGATTTTTGTAACGTTTATATTCAGGAACGACCTGTACAAATGATCCGGCCTTGCTTTCTTTGACACTAATTAATTCCATCGGCATCTCGATGCCATTAGTGCTATTAAGCACAACGCTACTCGATTCAACCGGAGCAATAGCCATTAAAGTAGCATTACGTATTCCATATGTTTTCATATCATTACGTAATCCTTCCCAATCGAGATTAGCACTTGGTTCGAAATTAGTTAATTCATCAACATTCTTATTACGGCGTTCCCAAGGAAATATTCCTTGTCCATAATAGGTATAATGACTTCGTTCACAAGCACCACGATCACGAGCAAGTTCTACACTCATCTCTGTAAGATAAAATGCTTGATGTTCAGTCCATCGTTTAACTTCTGCTAGTGCTTCCGGGTCGCCGTATTTTAAATTCTTTCTGGCATGCCAAAATGCCAGATTAGTAATACCCACACCCAATGGTTCAAATTCTTTATTAGCCAATCGGCTTTGCACACTAAGAAAATCTTGATAGTTAAGCAAATTACTTAGACTACGAACTAATATTCGACAAGCCTTTCGCATATCGGCGGGATTACGGAATGCACCCCAGTTAATAGACCCCAATGTGCAAAGAGAGATGCGTCCTGATTCATCGTCGATACGTTGAAATGGGCGAGTAGGTAATAAGATTTCTTGACAAAGATTGCTTTGATAGATTGGGTCAGTTGTCGAATTAAATGGACCTTGATTAATCACATTATCGATATTAACAAGATAGATACGGCCAGTATCTGTACGTTCTTTAAGTA